GTTATATGAAATTTTATTATTTTGGTGGAAACTTTAAACAAGGTGAGATCACTAGACTAGAGCAACATCACTTTGATGGTGTTATGTTTGTTTATGATGCAGTATTGGGTGATGTTTTTACTAGAATAGCAAGAGATATTAAACACAACGAAAAGATTAAATATTTAGTTGCAATTAGACCCCACACTATTTCTCCTCAATATCTTTGTATGATAAACAAATCATTAAGCTTAATTATGCCAAACAGAGTACAGATTAACCTGATATCTGGATATATAAAAGATCACGAAAAATCTTTTGGCGGTATTCTTGGCAACATAAATGATGAGTCTGATCGTATTGATAGGTCTAACTATCTTATAGAGTATGTTAACATTCTTAACACCATGCCTGGAAATAAAACAAAACCAGTCTTAGATTTTTATACATCAACAACAAACGAGTATGTTTTTAATGCAACAGCAGTAAATGATAATAAAATTATTTTGCCTTATAGAGATTATAAAAATGGTCGCTGGACTGTAATTCGTGAAGGGCGTGGAGAAGATCCTGGAAATAGTTTTAATATTGATAATAGAAAAATAATGTTGGCAATAACACCAATAATAAGAAAAACAAAGGAAGATCTTGATAGGTCTAACGAGTATGCACAAAGACCAATTTGGAAAGATGGAGAAAAACAAAGTAAGATAACAGATATTGAATACTTTACTTACGAAGAGTTTGACAATTTTATTAAAGAATTAAAACAAAAAGGTATTAATGAAATATTAATGAATGCTAATAAAGAAGAAGAAAGAGAAAGATTAATATCTTTTATAAAAGAATACAGAGAATTGGGTCTGACTAAAATATAGTCAGTCTCATAGTGATAAAAAATGATCAAATATCCTAGGAGGAAAAAATGAATACAACACAACTAAAGGCACTACTTGCTTCATACGGACGTTCAGTCCTTGCTTCAGGTCTTGCCCTATACATGGCAGGCGTGACAGATCCAAAGGATCTATGGACTGCACTTGTTGCAGCACTTGCACCCGTTGCAATTAGAGCAATCAACCCTAATGACAAGGCTTTTGGTATCTTGCCAGATGCTAGCTCCGTAGAAAAGGCTCTGAAGGCTGCTAAGCCACCTGTAAAGAAAGCCTCAACAGTTCGTGAGGCTGCTGCAAAGAAGGCTAAATCTTCTGGTGGTGGAAAAAATAACCAAGTAAATTAATATTTACTTTCAGGATTGCCAGTCTAGAAATAGGCTGGCTTTTCTGTTTTTTGTGCCCTTAGAAGGATTTGAACCTCCGACCTAACGGGTAGAAACCGTCCGCTCTTCCTCTGAGCTATAAAGGCTTGGAGCGAAAGACGAGATTTGAACTCGCAACATCTACCTTGGCAAGGTAGTACTCTACCATTGAGTTACTTTCGCATTGCTGGTCTGACAGGGCACGATCCTGTGACATCCGAATTAACAGTTCGGCGCTCTACCAACTGAGCTACAGACCAATAGTGCACCAGGTAGGACTTGAACCTACGACGACCAAATTATGAGTTTGGGGCTCTAACCAACTGAGCTACTGGAGCCAAACAATTACTTATCTTGTTTAATACCAAATGTCATTACTAAATATGAAACTGCATACCCAAGTGCAAATGCTCCAACAGATAAAAGAATTAACTCAATCATTGTGTTACTCCTTCCGCATCATCTCTACGCCAATGTATAAATGATTTAATATATACTGCTGCATAAGCAATAGCAGAAAATATAAAACCATATTGTTTTGTTATTAATGCATATGTAATCCACAGGATCTCATTTGCACATAGAATAAGCCAGCCCCATATAGTCTTACGACCAACAAAATAGATGCCAGCTACACCTATTACAGCCAAAATCCATGACCACATTTATGCACCAATGGTTGGCATTATTTTATCACATGGACATATGATAGATTCAGCTAAATCACCTTTAGCTTCAATAGTAATCTTTGTCCCACACTCTGGATCTTCACATATATAGATACGTTTATTCATTATTTTCCCCTACCTTTTCATTTTGGCCTCTTGCAATAGCAGCACAGACCTTAAATGCAGCTTTAGTTCTACGACTTTTCATAAAACCTAGGCCCTGCCACACAGGAACAGTTGCCTCAATATCTTGAGCAATCTGCTCTCTGATTTCTTTTACAGTAGTAATAATGAGATCCATGACATATGTCTTTTGCTCATCATCTAAGTCTTTAGTCCACCCATTTGTTTCCATATATATATCATACCAGAAAATCAGCGGTATTGCAAGTGTGGTATGATTATATTATGTATGAATGCGACCATTGGCTAATACCCATAGTATACGGATATATGTATGGGGAAGTTATTGATAAGGTAGATAACAATGAAGTTGTTTATGGTGGCGCTAGAAAGTCTGCAGGATCAGCTGACTGGTTTTGTAATAGATGCCTTGAAGACGTTTTTATTTAGTATCCACCCAAGCACTCATTTCTTGTATGAAACAATCTAATCTTTGTCAATATTTTGCGGGATGGACCAGAAAGATCATCCTTACAAGTTAAACACTTATAAGACCATTCTCCAGTAAAGAAGTCATGCATGTATCCTTTAGCGTTAGCATATTTCTTGGATATAAAGGTTTGGAATGGATCTGGTATATCGTAATGTTTATTCAAAGTCTATCTGCTGTTCAAATATGCTTGACAGATTATTGTCTTGTCCCCTTGCAACTTTAGCAGCAAGTATACGCATGCCAAGTGCATTAGTAACAGAGTCTTCAATTGGAATAGCCTCAATAGCCCTTGCAATCTCTTCTCTCAATATCATGTCATCTAAACTCATTTAAAAAAATCCAATCCTATATACCACTTAAATAAGTATAGCCCAATTTCCCACTCATGTTTAATTGGATAGCCCCAGTTGTGAACGTATACTCCTAAAGAATAGCTAGCGGTTTGTGTTCCATAGTTAATCTTCACAGTTTAGCCACCAATTTAGATGCCATCTTAAGTCCCTTAACTAATCCATCATGGTAGTCTTGATTCTTAATAACCTTAGTAGTGTCCCAAATGCGATAGGATTCTTGATCTAACAGTGTTGCTATTTCTTGGTTTGTCATACTTTTATTATACAGCTTGGCTACAGGTATGTCAAGTAGAACATTAGGTGAACATTTGGTAAAATGAGCCTATTTTTTATCATAATATAGTTTATTTACTATATACTCTTATTATGAGAATTAAACTTATCGTAATGGCAGTAGTTGCTGCTCTATCTATTTCTACCCCAGCCTTTGCAGCAGAAAATATTGTTGGCAATGGTGCATCTTTCCCAGCCAACCTCATTGACGAATGCAGATCATCTTATGCTAGGAACACAGGCAATTTAGTAACATACTCAGCCAACGGTTCTGGTGCTGGCAAGACCTCATCTGACAAAGGCATTGGTGATTTCTGGTTTTCAGACTCAGCTCATACTGCATCAACTAAGAAGCCATCAATTATTCATATTCCAGTAGTTGCAGCACCTATTGCCGTTATGCACAACCTGCCAGGTAACAGACAGGTTTATCTATCATCAACTACAGTCGCTAAGATTTTTGCGGGAGAAATAACAATGTGGAATGATCCTGCTATTAAGGCTGACAACAATAGAAAAATTAAAGAGGTAGTATATAAGAAAGATGCAACTGGTAATCTAATTAAAGATAAGGCTGGCAGCCCAGTAGTATTAAGAACGTCAACCAAAAGCATTGTATACACTATGCCAAACCAAAAAATTAAAGTTATTTTTAGACTAGATAACTCTGGCACAACTAATAATTTTGTTAGATATATGAAGGCCTTTTCTCCTAATACATGGACTAAGCCCGTCTCTGATTCATTTTCAACATCATTTCCAAATAACATTAATGATGTAAATAACATAGGAAGAATCTCTGGAGCAAATCAGTCACAGGGTGTAGCAACACTTGCATCAAAGACTAAGTATTCTATTACATATGCAGAGGTTTCTTTTGCCAAGTTCTTTAACCTTAAGGTGGCAAACATAGGAAATGCTTCTGGTAACTTTGTTGAGCCTAATAGCGCAAATGTATCAGCATTCCTTGGAGAAGCCTCAATAGACTCAAACAATATACTTACCTACGACTACTCTACCAAAGAGGCTGGAGCATACCCTCTAGGGATTGTATCCTACCTTTTAGCAGATACAGCAGGCAAGAACAAGGCATCTGTAAAGGAGTGGGCAAAGTATATAGTCAGTCCAGAATGTGTTAATGCTAAGCCTGAGCTAGGGTTTGCACTAATTACTGGTAAATTCTTGGAGTTTATAAACAAGCAGATCAATCGCTTATAGTTAAATAGATGATTCCTTGATTTGATTGTAAAGATCTAAAGATTTTTTGTATAGATACTGCTTTTCTACAAAAGCCATTACTTCTTGTTTAATCTCACCATCATTGCGGGGTATGTTTAGGTTTAATTTCCTATGGGCCATAAAATCTTTTATTTCATAATCTGCAACTGGTTTTGCAATAACACCATAAAGATCTGATACTTTATTTTCCAAGTATTTTAAGTTATTTTTAAATAAATCAAAGTCAAGAAAAGTTATCTTATCTTTCATTTTTAATGCTTCTTCATGAAACCTGTTGTAAAATTTTATATCATTTTCAATAAACCTTATATCTAAAAAGTGCACCTGTTGGTATATATGCCAAGAACTTATTGCTTCAAGAGGATGTCTAAATGGAACAAATGTGTGATCTCTTTCTGCAATACTTTTTACAGTGTGACGATTAAAATTTATATGAGCAAGACCATACATCTTAAAGAATGCATGATTAATAAAAGTATTTCCACTTCTTGGATATCCAGAAATCGTTAGGGCTTCTTGTAGTTTATAATTATCTAACTCTTCCCAAGATTGTAGTGATTCATTCCAGTCCCATACCCCACTATCTGGCTGCAGGTATGACTCAAATGCCCCATGAATAGGTTGTCTCACTCTTCATTCCACTTGCTTGTATCAACAGTGTAGTATGTGCCCCAACGCTCATATGGCTTATTAAAGTAATTCCAAATCTTACTATGGAATTTAAAACGGTACCCATAATTACCATCTTCATCTAAATCAAAAGCTTTAACTAAACTCCTAATAGCAATACCACTACAGGCATTGCCAAACCATCTAAGAGGAAGTATCTTTGTCTTGTTTATCTTCTGTGACATTCTGAGGAACCCATCTGAGTCGTCCATTTTTGTACTCTCTTTCATATCCTAAAGCTTTCCAATCCATCTGCATAATACGTGGTTCTTTCATATTATAAGTATATCAAGGTAACGC